CTACACAGCTGAAAAGTGGCATCCACGAGGCTGCGGTGGGCACGCAAATCCGCGCTTGACGGTTGACAAACGGAGGGTTTGAAGTTACGGGCGAAGTCCCGTAACTTTTGGTTAGACCGGTCAAGTTTTGGTTGACTGGCACGTTCTGTTCATATCTGCGTTCTATGTAACGCTCGTGAACGCGAAAGGAGCCGCTTATGGCAGCAAGACTGGCAGAGAAGGGCCCTGATGCCCTCCAGACGGTTTCCGCTGAGGCATTCGGCCGCGCCATCGAGGAGTTGCGCAAGCATACTCCGCCCTCAGAGGTGATGCTGAAGCGTATTGCAAATGGTCGGAAGGCTCTGCAAGAACGCTGAGTGTCTCAAATTATCGTCAAGATTGCGCCCCTCGATCCCACCTTTGATCGGGGGGCGTTCCGCTGTGGAAACGACTTCATCGACAGGTACGTCAAGAAGCGTTGTCTGGGCGACCATGCTTTGCACAAGCTCCGCGCATATGTCGCAACGCAGCCCGACACTCCAACGGTGATCGGATTCTATACACTCTCACTGACCTCGCTGAAACCCGGCGAAACTTCGCCAGCGGAGGCGCAGGAGAAGTTCAAGTCGTGGGCCATCCCCTTGGTCTATCTTGGCCAGATCGGCGTCCAGGAGGAGTATCAGCGCAAACACGGAATTGGGTCCGCGCTGATGACACACGCCTTCGAGCAGACGTTGCGCATCGCTGATATCGCCGGAACTTACGGCATGATGCTGGACGCGGATAACGACGAGGTTGCCGCATTCTACGAGGGTTGGGGCTTCTTCCGGTTTGGGGCGGGGGAGGAAGAGCAGATTAAAATGATCTGCCCACTCACAAAGATCAGGGAAGCTCTGGAAGTGGCCTGAGCCATCGACCAGCGCCACCACGCCCAGCCGCCTCGGGAAACCGGGGCGGTTTTCGTTTGTGCGTTTCCTACATGGGAGGGGGCTGTCAGGGTGGCGGGTCGATTCGGGGTGGCGCCAGAAAACTTACGCGCGATGTAAATAGTACTTGACGCGAACTTACGCGGGGCGTAATCCTACCTCCATAGCCACAAGGCGATGGAGACCACCATGCAGACCGCACTGAATGACCTGATCGCTCGCTGGGGCACGGACGAAGGCAAGCCGTGCTGCGGCTGTGGTTGTGGGGGTGCGGTCGAGCTTCTGCGCAAGACAGACGCCCGCCGTGGCCACGTCAAAGGCGCCCCCGCACGCTTCATTTCGGGCCACAACAGGCGGGGTACAACGAACCTTGATCGCTACATAGTTGTTGGCGAGTGCTGGGTCTGGACGGGGCCGATCAACCGCAAGGGTTATGGCTACTGCCAAGTAGGTGGCGTCCGGAAGAATGCTCACAGGGCCGTTTACGAACGCCAGCATGGCGAACTGCCACGCACTCTACATTTAGACCATCTTTGCCGGAACACTCGATGTGTTCGGCCTGAGCACATGGAACCGGTCACTGCGGCTGAAAACAACCGTCGCAAAGCGATCCCCGTCCGCCCGGCGAACTACGGGGAGGCCTGAGCCATGCAGACCGCACCTGCAATCATTCGCAAGTGGAACGCCGATAGCGGCGTGACCTGCTGCCAGACCTGCAACGGTGCTGGCCGTGTCCATGCCCATCGGCGGCCTTCGACATGGGATCCGTACCCCGAAAACAAGTGCCCCGACTGCGACGGCGAGCATCTGCCCGAATGCCCGGTCTGCGGCTGCGAGATCATCGTTCCCGGATACGACTGCATCGCTTGCTACGTGGCCGAGGAACTTCCGGCAGCCCACCTGAACGACGCCGACATTGATGTGGTGGCGAAGGCCATCAAGGCCGCTGCCCGCGCGAAGGCATGGCAGACCGCCAAGGACATTGCCGCTCGGCATAGGAAGGCAGCGTAACATGGCCTCCGCAACCCGCACCCTCGCAGCCTGCCTGCTGGACGCCATGCACGGCGAACCTCTGACGGACATGGAGCGCCTTGCCATCATGGCCGGACGCGAACCCATCGATGCCCCGAAGCCGCTGGAATGCCACGTTCACAAGTCCGGCACGCCCCGCCTCGTCCGTGAGGCGCGGCTCCAGATGGGCGAAGCACGGTGGGCTGAACTCAATGCGGAGTGGGAATGATGGCGCCCGCAGACCGCCTCGCCATTGCCGCAACTCCGGTTGTCGTGATCGCTCTTTTCGCCGTGTTCGACGCGGTTGTTCGGGGAGTGTTCGGCCATGCTTGACCGCCTCCCCATGACCTACGCGGCTCGTCCGATGCTTGGCCATCGCGGCTACATGGACCTGCCTGCATTCGTTCGCCGCGCCGCCTCGTCTTCGGAAGCGCGCCCCACCCATTCCAGCACTGTCGAGGCCAGTGCTGAACGGGGGAATGGGAAATGAATACGCTTAGCTGGATGATCTACGCAGCCGATGTGGCTGAAAGTGCCCGCAATATTTTCGGCGTGGTCACGTTCTTCGGGTGCCTCGGAGCGGCACTGTTAGCGGTGCCGTTCCTCGCGGGGACGGATTGCGCCAGCGAAGAGGATCAAGCCACCCTCAGAAAGGCCCTCAAGGTCTGCCTGATTGTCGCATTCGCCTCCCGCCTGATCGCGCTTCCCATCCCCTCCAAGGAAACCGTCTACGCCATCGCCGCCAGCGAAATGGGCGAACGCGCGCTCAATACGCCAACTGCCGACAAGGCGGTGAAGGCCCTGAACGCATGGCTGGACAAGCAGATCGCACCGGAGCCGAAGCAATGACCGAAGCCATCCTCTTCGCGCTTGGCTGCATAGCCGGGCACTACGCCACCTTCCTCGCCTACAAGGGCAGGCTGGACCAGCTCAAGCGCCTGACCGACAGGGATGCGCGCGGGCGGTTCGTGAAGCGGGAGAACTGACATGAATGCCCTAACCACTCAGAACGCCGAAAATCAGGTCGCGGAATACAGCACCGGCCTGTTGGACGTTATCTCCCGCGCAGCCCGCGATCCAAGCGTTGACATCGACAAGATGGAGCGGCTGATAGCCATGCAGGAGCGAGTGCAGGACCGCCAGGCGGTCGTCGCATTCAACTCCGCGCTGGCCGAAATGCAGCCGCTTTTGCCGGTCATCTGCGAACGCGGCGGGATCAAGGACCGTAGCGGCAACGTGCAGTCCACCTTCGCGCTGTGGGAGGACGTGAACGAAGCGATCCGCCCCATACTCGCACAACATGGCTTTGCCTTGCGCTTCCGCACCTCGCGAGAGGCTGACCAGATCAGCGTAACTGGCATCCTATCGCACCGTGACGGCCACAGCGAAGAGACGACGCTCACCCTCCCGACCGACACCAGTGGGAGCAAGAACGCGGTTCAGGCGGTTGGTTCGTCCACAAGCTATGGCAAGCGTTACACTGCGTTTGCCTTGCTGAATATCACCTCCACTGGCGAGGACGACGATGGGCGCAAGGGCGGCGAAGAACACCCGATCAGCGTCAAGCAGTATGATGAGATCCAACGCCTGATCGTGTCCACGCAGAGCGATACGGGCAAGTTCATCGAATACCTCGTTGGCGCTAAACGCCTCAAGCCGGATCAGGTCATTGAAGACCTCCCCTCGCAGCACTTCCAGTTCGCCAAGGACTGCCTGATGCTCAAAGCGGGGAAGCAGGCATGATGCAAATCCATGATATGCCGCAGGGTTCGGCAGAATGGTTCGCCGTTCGTCGGGGTCTACCCACCGCCTCTTGCTTCGGCACGATTATGGCGAAGGGGCGGGGCGGCGGGGACAGCAAGACGCGCCAGACCTACCTCTACAAGCTGGCAGGCGAACGCCTGACAGGTGAGCCGATGGACAGTTTCAGCAATGCCCACACAGAGCGCGGGCATGAAATGGAGCCGGAGGCACGCCAGTTCTATGCTTTCATGCACGATGCGGAGCCGATGCAGGTCGGGTTTATTACCAATGGCCCGAAGGGATGCAGCCCCGATAGCCTTATCGGCAATGACGGGATGTTGGAGATCAAGACCAAGCTTCCGCACCTGATGCTGGCGGTCCACGAAGCTGGGGAGTTTCCGGCCGAACACCGCGCGCAGTGCCAGGGGCAGCTTTGGGTTGCAGAGCGCGAATGGGTGGACCTCATTTGCTACTGGCCGAAACTCCCGCCGTTCATCACCCGCGCCTACCGCGACGATGTTTTCATCCGGCAGCTTTCCGATGCGGTGGATCAATTCAACGACGAACTTGAGGCGCTGGTCGCCAAGTATTCGCAGCACAAGGAAGCAGCATAATGGCAGGCAGCGTCAACAAGGTCATCCTGATCGGCAACCTCGGGGCCGATCCGGAAGTGAAGTCGTTCCAGAACGGCGGCAAGATCGCGAACCTGCGCATCGCCACCTCGGAAAACTGGAAGGACCGCAACACCGGCGAACGCAAGGAGCGGACCGAGTGGCACACCGTCGTGCTCAACTCCGAAGGCCTC